GTTTATTATAAACCCCGGTTATACTTCCCGATTCTACTAATGCCCACATAATTTTATATTACCTCAATTAATTAAATTTACCTAGCTGTTGTTGGGATTCCTGTTGATGTTACGAATGGATGTTCTGCCCATGCCCAATACATATATGTACTACTCCCATTGGTAAATGCGTCAGAATTTTTTTGTTTAAAGCCATTTGATAAAAAATCTATTGGATCTGTAAAACCTAAGCCTGTATCACTTTCAGCATGGTCATCATCTGCAACCAAATACTCAAAATCCCCGTTCGCTATAGTTCTTTTGTTGTCGAACATTGTCCATCTGCCAGAGCCATCGATATTTTTTATCATAACAAAAGCAGGCTGGAATCCTAAGTACACGAAAACTCCGTCTCGTTGGCCCGTACCCTCGTAAGCACCGAATTTGCTGAAACCTTGTTTTTGTGCAAAAGCATAAGCAACATATGTATTACTAGA